CCATACCTACAGTATGCGTGAGTTAAGGGAGAAAATGCAAATATGGCTATACCAACATATGTACCTGGATACCCTCCTGATGGGTCGTCTTTAGGTCAGACAAAATCTACAATACGAAATAACCTTGACGGGACATTTCAAACTATTGCTGTTGATCATGTTAATAATAATGGTCAACCGGGATCTCAGCCCCCTGGATATCATACCGTTATTCATCAAGTTCCTCAAACGAGTGTTGCTACAGTTAGCGGCTATAATCAAGTCTTTTCTGGTGTTCCCGGTACTCTAATTGTGAATGGAACTACAACGCCAGCCGTACCTTCTGGTGGAAATACTCAACTCTATTCCTTAACTGGTGCGGGCGCCTTGTCTCAATTGACGGGTCATAATGCCGCCTCTAATGGTTATCAGTGGGTAGGGGGTATTTTATTGCAGTGGGGGATACATAGCTTAACTGGCTCTACAAGTGAAAGAGCAACTATTAACTTTGCTAGTGCTAACGTTAACTTTCCTAATAACCTTTTCAATTTGCAGGTCAGTCTTATTTGTAGATCTCCTGGTACATCCTCTTCTCAAAATACGCTATGCGTGGTCAATGGAACACTTACAAATACGAGCTTTCAGTATCAATATAACGGAGAGGGTGGAGGAAGATTCCCATTATTTTTTTGGTTTGCAATAGGTAATTAAATTATGACTTCAGGTTTTCAACAAGTATTGATCGGCGGTTACCCAGGGGGTGGTCTTACTCAAGACAAGAAACCTGCACTCTTAGCTAATGAAGCCTATTCTAATTTGGAAAATGCCTACGTCTTTCGTGAAAGGACTAAGAAGAGAGATGGTGAAGTTCCCATGGGCCGTCTTCAACGTTCTGTAACTGTAACAACAATAGCATTGACTGCCGGGTCTGTTAATTTAAAAAGCGCCCTTTCTCTCGAAGCAACCGCTTCAATCGTTCCAGGCAGCATTAGCCTAACAGGAAGTACTGATACCACTCTCTATACTGATCCATTGATGAACGGGACTCTGACTGCAACAGGGGGCGTTGGTACAGGTGGAACCATTAATTATACCACAGGAGTACTTTCGATTATTGCAGGTGCAACTGAGACAGTATCGGGCACTATCCAGTATTATCCCACATTACCCGTCATGGGAATACTAAAACGAGATGTATCGACCACGGGCATTGATTCTACAGTCTTTTTCGACACGAAATATGCCTATCAATATGTGAGTGGATTTCAGGAATTATCTCCTGGAACTACATGGACAGGAACAAATGTAGACTTCTTCTGGGCTGCTAACTATCAAGGAGCTACTCCTGATTTAAGGTATTTCTTCGTAACAAATAACAATATAGATATCGTAGGCTCTAAGTTTGATCCCATTAGATATTTTAACAACTCCTCCTGGACAAATCTTGAACCTCTTGTTACGGCTAGCAATACCCTATGGCAAGCACTAATACTAATACCCTACTATGGTCGTCTCCTTGCTCTTAACACTTGGGAAGGGCCTACATCATCGACTTATACGGGAGCAACTAATTTCTTCGCTAGATGCCGCTTTAGTCAAATTGGAGATCCTACAGATCAAACTAATGGGTGGCGATCTGATATCTTTGGCCGAGGCGGTTTCATTGATGCACCTACAAATGAAAGCATAGTCAGTGCAGCTTTCTTCAGAAACACATTAATAGTATTTTTCGAGTACTCTACATGGCAATTGCGCTACATAGGCGAATATGGCCTTCCCTTCATCTGGGAGAGGATATCTTCAGACTTTGGAGCCGTTTGCCCTTATAGCCCTATAGTCTTCGATCAAGGCGTCATGGCTGTCAGTGATAGAGGAGTTATACAAGCTGCTGCAAATGGCGTTACTCGATTAGATGAACAAATTCCTGAACAGGTCTTTAGCTTTGAAATTCAAAATGAAGCGCCTAATTTCGTACATGGTGTGAGGGATTTTGAAAAAGAGCTCGTCTATTGGAATTACCTCGACACTTCGGATGCGTCTACCACTCAAAGTTACCCTAATACTGTCCTAGTATTCAATTATCGCAATAACACCTGGGCAAAGTTCAGAGATACAATAACATGCTTCGGGACCGCTCAATTTCAATTTGGTATCACATGGGATAGTTTGACCACCTTTTGGGAAAGCAATGTCTCTTGGGATAACGTTGACGATCAACAATATGTGGATTATGTAGCTCTTGGAACTCAACATGGATTCGTTAATCTTTACCAGAATCCCGATGCAGAAACACCAGAGCCTATTACAACCCTTTATGCACCTACCTTGGCCATTAGCGCGATTAATCTAGCTGTAAATCCAAATCAGTTAACCATACCAAGTCATAATTTGCAGAATGGTGAGATCATTTACATACAAAATACCCTCTGGTCTGGGGGCTCTGATCCAGGATTTAATAATGTCATCTTCAATGTAACTATCGTGGATGCAAATACAGTAACATTAGGTATATGGGATTTTTCTACTCAAAGTTATGACTCCGTTCATTTTTCATCCGGACCTACCTATATTGGAAATGGAAATGTCACCCTCTTTCCTAAAATGAATATTCAAGGCAAGGATTTTAACCCATTTCAAGGAGCTGGAAAGCAGTTCAAACTCTCCTTTATCGACTTTCAAATGGACACTAATGTTGCATCCCCGGCTATTAATGCTACTACAATTCAACTGTTTGTAAATTCTTATCTAGGTGAACAAGCCAATTTGCTTAATACAAATCAAGAGCTCCTGAATTCCTCTCAACCCTCTGGTTTTATCACAGGGGCAACAAAGGCAAATCCTTGCCAAATTACTAGTCCCGATCATAGCTTAATTACAGGGACTTTGATTTACATAGGAAATGTAAAGGGCATGACTCAACTAAATTCAGCCCTTTATACAATAACCGTTGTAGATGCTAATAATTTTACTCTTAACAATATTGATTCAACAGGTTTTAGCACCTACACAACTGGTGGCGTATGGAACACAAGTCCAGTAAATGGGCAAACATATATCCCTGGATCTGAATATGCTTGGTATCGTTTCTATAGTACTCAATTTGGACAGTATTTGCGAATAGGACTAACTTACGACAACAACCTTATGAATCAATTATCTACTCATCAAACCCCCATGGAATTGAATGCTATGAATATTTGGTTTAGAGAAGGTGGAAGACTTATTAACTAAAGGGATAGATACTTATGACATTCTCTAGCGACCCTTCACTGAATACCAATCAGCTGCCTATTTCCTTAGATGTTAATCCAGAGGATGCAGAGTTTCAGAATATTCTATTGCTCTATCTTAGACGAGTAGCTAATTCAGTAAATACCAAAGAGAGCGGACTTTTTCTACTTCAGGAAAATGCCAACTTTGAACAGTGGTATCAAAATGGGAATCCTCAACAAAATAGAAACGCTTATCGGACTACAATAGATTTGGTGAGTTTGAATGCAGGAAATATTCCTACAGGGGCGACAAACATTGTCTTATCGACCTCAACGCAGCCTATGAAAATTAATGGCTATTTATACCCTGTGCAGGGTTTTGGCGGGGCAATTGATACAGCAGGTATTTCTTATTTCTTAAACGATCCAGATGTCTATGTCAGATATAATAACTCGACAAATACGATAATTATCCAAAACAATTCGGGTAATGCTCTGACGTGGTGTGTATGGGTCATGGAGTACTTAAAAAACTAGGTGAGATAATATGGGAAGTTTTAGTGAGTGGCTCTTCGGGAGTCCAGATAAATATACAAAGATGGATTTAGGTACTAAAGAGCAAACAGGATTGCATAATGATATCCTTGCTCGTGCCATGGGCATGTCTCAACAAGGCGGAGGGTATGATCTTGCTAACCAATATAACAATAACCTACTAGGCCCGAATCAACAGCAAGCCTATGATCAATTCTCACAGCCATATATGCAACAATTTCAAGAACAGGTGCTTCCTCAGATAGCTGAAAGATTTGCAGGCGCAGGGGCTCTTTCTTCAAGTGGCTTTGGTCAGTCCCTTGGCGGGGCAGCTTCAGGTTTGCAGGCAAAGCTAGCTGAATTATTTTCTCAACTTCAAGGGCAAGCAGCGCAACAACAATATGGACAATACAATCAATTGGCTCAAACCGGACTGAATCATCAACAATTTGGTTATCGTAAT